TGTCGCGTCCCCACTGAGGTTTTCTATCAACATCAGCGCAAGCATCAAATGCTTGCCGTTTCCACTCAACGTCGGCGTGTAGCTGAACCCGTTGGTTGTTGTCGGGTTCCCGCTTTGATAGGTGGTATGCCCGCCCGCCTCGAAATAATTGGCGGACCTGAACTCGTACCCAGTCTCCGCGCGATAGCCGAAGCAGAAAATCTCGCGGTACGGCGCTGTGGCGATGATGTCGAGCGTGACGACTTCGGTGTTCGCGTTGAACGCCGTGTGAACACGCCCGACATAGACGTAGTAATACTGCGTGTTGTTGCTGTGATCCGGGGTCGCCACCCACTGCCAAGTGATGTTGTTCGACGACACCCCGTTGAGCGCATTGGCCGCACCAGCCGAGGTCGAGCAAACGTAGACATCGCCAACGACGCCCGCCGCCTGAAGCGTCACCGTTACGTCGGTGCTTGCGTCCCCAACCTGAAAGTCGTGGGAGATGCTGCCATTGATGTAGCCCATCAGACCACCATCGAGTGCTGCCGCACTTCGGCAAGCTCAAGTTCAAGTTCGTTGACGCGGCGCTCAAGCCAAGTCATACGAGCACGAATCAGCGACTCGTCGCGCTCCTTGACTCCGATGGCAGCACGCAGGCGCGTGTTCTCCCGCTGCATTTCCTCAAGCAGCGGGAGCGACATATCACACCTGCCCTAGCTTGGCCTTCAGGTGTGCGTACAACTGTTCGCCAATCCAGATGCCATCGTTGATGACATCCAGCATCGTCGCCTGCGTAGTAGCGGTGGTCATCGACTGCTTGCGCATTTCAGCGCCCAGCAGGATGCACCGCTGATACAGCCTGTCGGCTTCGGTCTGCGTCTCGGGCGGCAGCTTGTTTAGCTCCGTCCAGAAACGGTCCACCATCGCCTTCATGTCGGCGCGATACTGTTGGAGTTCGGCCGCACGCAGGCGGCCGTCCTCGATGGCTTCGGCGTACAGCTTTTCGGTAGCCGTCGGCGCAGTGCCGAGGGCCGCCGTCAGGTCGGCGTCCATTAGCTCGCCTGATACACGCCGTTGGCTGGCGTCACGTCAGCCGTGATGTCCGATCCATCCGGCGTCACCACGAAGTCGTGGAACGTCAGCGGAACCAGCGCCGTGTCCGCGCTCGCGCCGGTCGGGTCGTATGCAAGCACCAGACCGCTGATCGCGTTGCCGGTGGCCGCCGTCCACGTAATGTCGGCGATGTCGCACTTGAACAGGTCGTTGGTGTCGTCGACCGAGCAGGTGATGTTCGCACCCGTCGATACGAACTTGCGGCCCATCGTGCTCTGCTCGTTGGACGTACCAGCCAGCAGCGCCGACACCGTGTCGTAGTCCTTCATCGTCGCGGCGGCTTCCAGACCCGTCGTCTCGATGGGGATCACAACGATGCGGCAGGACGCCGGGGAGTTGTCGTCGACGTTCTGGAAATACTGGCCAGCCTTGCCTTTTGCGATGTTGAAAACGAAGTTCGCCATCTACTGCTCCTATGAGAATTGTTCACGCACCGTGAACTTGACTAGATCGAACACGGTCTGCACCGTCCCATCATCGAACGTCACTTCCAACTCGCCCTCGAAGTCGCCCGTTGTGTCGAGCGACGTCGGTGACCAGTTCATTGCTACGCGACCGCCTGCTCCCGCGACGTTATACGGGGGCGTGGTGTCGATGGTGCCGTCTTCCAGCACACGTCCCACCATCTTCGAACAGACGATGGATTCCTTGGTGGTCGTCTCACCGGCCGCGCGAAACTTGAAGCGCACCACGGTGGCACCATTGCTGAAGTCGATTGGCAGTGCAGTGTTCGGGTCCGTCACCGAGAACCGAAGCTGCGGACGGGTGTCGCCCTGTACCAGCTTGATCTTCGTGGCCACTACGCGAACCCTCCGTTGAAGCGGACTGACATCTGCGCCCGCGTGTGGTTGCGCGTCATGCGGTTACGCGCACGCGACAGCCCACGGTCGAATAGGCCCTTGGCCGCCTGCGCCATCTCAGGGTTCGTGTACTCCTTGCCGGGCGACAGCATCAAGCGATACTTCGCCCCCCAGCCGATGACTTCCGCGTAGTCGTCGTACAGGATGTCGTCGACCTCAGTTGCTACCCGCGTCGGCTTGATCGCCACCCGCATCACGATGCCGTTGCGCAGCGTCACGCGCGGCGTCGGCAGCAACGAGAACGAGCGAGAGTCCTTCTGCAAGTACCCCTGCGGGTCCTGCCTGACGTCTTCGCCACGCTCCACGTAGGACGACTGGAATGCGTTGTCGGTAACAACCGGCGGCAGCATCACGTTGTCGTACCAAAGCTGCATGATCCTGTCGACCACATAGCCATCGGGCGGGGAGAACTCGTACGTCGGTTCCCCCGCAATGGCCGTGATGGGATCGTGATCGACTTGAAGAAACAGCGTGCGCTCGCAGAAGTCAATGCAAGCATCCCGCACTGCCACTTCGACAGACGGTATCGCCGCCGATGGAACGTCGACGGTAACGTACGGATAGAACTTCGTCAGCGCGGCCATCGTATTAGAAGGAGGGGGCCGAAGCCCCCACCCTTCGTTACGCGCTCAGAACCGTGAACCAAGCCCCGTCAGCCTGCGCGATGAAGACGCAGGATTTGGCAGTAGCAATCCCGGTATAGACCGCGTTGGCGCTCAAGGCGTTGATGGTGTCACCCACCGCAGGCCATACGTCCAGCGTGAATGAGCAGGTGTTGCGAACGACGATAACGTCGCCCTTCTGCGCCTTCGGCAGGACAATGCCGTCTGCAGTGGTGGCCGTGCCACCCGAGGTGATGACAACGTCGGCGGTTACCGGCGCCGCTGCCGCCTGTGTCGCGCCGGTCGTAACAACCGTCTGCACAGTCGGAGTGACGCTGGTGTTCCAGAAGCCCGACGTAGCGAGTCGTGCAATACGTCCGAACATGGTGTTCTCCTGATGGAGAGGAGGCCCGCCGAAGCGGGCCAGCCTCGATTAACCGGCGACGATTGCGCTGGTCATCGCTTCCGTGACCACCACTTTCCGGCCGTACACCATCAGACCACGGACGTAGTCGCCAAAGTCGGACGGATTACGAACCGTCTCGACCTTGTTGATCTGCGCAGCCATCGTGATCGCCGACTTGTGGCCCGCGACGATGGCGTGACGCTTGACCTTGCCGTTGTCGGTGCCACCCGTCCAGTCCTTGTCGACTGCGGCTTTCGGCAGCAGCGTGGACAGATAGATGTCGAAGCGGTCGATCCGGCCGATCTTGCCGTTGCGCAGCGCCGACTGGCTGTCACCCATGAACTGCGCTTGCGCGAGGTTCGAGTTCAGCAGGATTTGGCGCTCGTACGGGGTCAGAACCAGCCAGCGGTCCGTCTCGGGGATGTTCTGCTCGTCCAGCACCGAAGCCATCGCGGTGATGGTCGACAGGATGTTGCCCGCGTTGACCGTAACCGGGGCTGCGTCGGTCCCGAGGTTGTAGGCCGCCGAGATGGCACCGGCCGTGGCGCCCATGTTGGCCGCTGCCGCACCGTTGTAGGTGGCCAGCCAGCACTCGCGGTCGATGCTGGTCTTCAGTTGCTGACCGGCGTCGTCCGAGAACATGGACATCATGTCCGGTTTCGACTGGTGCTCGATCACGTCGCTGATCTGGAAGGCGAAATACTTGGCCTTGTCGATGGGCAGTTCGAGCGAGGTCGGGGTCGGCACCTCGTACGTCAACGACGTTCCGATGGAGTAGTCGTTGATCGTGATCGTCGGGATGTTGTTGATGATGACCTTGTCCCCGAGGTTCTTGATGTCGCCTTCGAAGTCGGTGTTCGCGCATGCGGCGAACGTCGAGGCAGCATAGAACTTCTGGTTCAGGCGAGCCGACCAGACGGTCGGAATGAACGTGCCGCTGTAGTTCTTGGCTGCAAATGAGCCGGTTACGCCTACTAGCGGGGTACCTGTGGTAATCGTAGCCACGTCATCTCCTGTAGATGGCTACGCTGTACGGCTATGGGGCGATTCTGCCCTCGGCCATCGCAGCGTTGAGTTCGTTCTCAATCTGCGCTGCCTGTTCGTAAAGCCCACGCTTCTGCAAGTTGATCAGCTTGCGCGTCTCGGCTTCGTACTCGGATGAAGTCCAGACACGTTTCTGACTCGGCGCAGCAGGTGCGTTGCCCTTCGACTTCGGCGGCGCAACCTGACGCTGGACATCTCGGGCGGTCTGCTGGGCGGTGCTCGCTGCCGCCGATTGATCGAGTTGCGGATGCTCTTTCAGGAACTGCCGGAAGACCGACAGTGCCTTCGTGGGGTTGGCTTGCGCCGCCGCCTGTTTCAAGGCGTCTTCCCACGTTGCGTCCGTGCCCGGAATTGGCTCGCCAAGCCATGCTTGGCAGGCATCCGTGGCCTGCAACTCTGCCCAACCGGGAAGCTGTGAATCGAGTGTGGTGAAGAAACGTTCCTTCGCCGACTGCACCTGAGTCTGTGCGACCTGCTGGACCGTGCCCGTGGCTTTCGCCAGTGCCTGCTCCAGTTGGTCGATCCGATTCTGGTACTGCGCGGCCACCGACTCCGCAACTTCCTGCGACTTGCGAGCGACCAGATCAATCAGGTCGCCACCAAAAGTCTCAACGTCTTTTTCGGTTACGCGCGTCGTGCCGGGTTGCGAGAGAGCCGGATCAGGCGTCTTACTGGGCGCCACGGGTGGCGCCTTGCGCACAGTCTCAAGCTCCGTAGCGAGTTCCTTGACCCTCTGCTGGAGCATCGGTACTTGCTGCTCGAACAAACCGCGCAGCGAGTTGTACCGTGCCTTCCAGACCTCAACGCTTTCGTCCTTTGACTCAGCCTTGGGAGGATCACTACGGTGCTGCTCTCCTTCCGCCTTGCTTCCGGCTTCAGGTGTAACCGTCGAACCGGGCGTTTCCACTGCCTTGCCCGTCTCGTCGCCTTCCGGTTTGTCCTCGCCGTCTGGGTCGGGGAGGGTGGCTACACCCATCTCCTTCTCGATGGCTTCGGCTTCCGCAAGGGCGGCCTGAACGTGCTTCGGTAGTTTCGACACTCGATCCTCGCCTGCGTTTCCGCTTAGGGCTTCAACAACTTGATGAGTCGCTGGAGGAGCCTGCACTCACCCTGCATTCGCAGGAGGTCGTCCTTTTCCAACGCCCCGACTAATCTATCCCTCGCCAACCGTTCTTCGCTTTCCATCAGGTTGATGAGCGCCGCGCCGTAGCGCGTCTTGCTCATCTCCTCGAAAAGTTCAGTCTCGGCCTTCGAGATTTTCGTCAACATACAGTCGCGTTAGCGGGTTGTCAAACTCTAACGCTATTCAAGCGTTGACACCGGGCTAACGAACAACGTACCCGTGCCGGTATTCATGATCGCCCCGAGGTTCGTGTACGTCGGAGACATCTCCACCGTCACGCTTTCGTTCGGCCCAATGGCGAAGTCGGTGGTGACGGCAGTCTGCGACACCGGCCCCATCCGAATGCACGCCACGGTGGCGCTCAGATTGACGAAGCGGGCACGCCGCACCGTGGCGAAGCTCGCGTGCAGCGCCGTGTTGCTGCTGGTCGCCGTAACAGCGATAGCGTGTCCGGTGCCTTGGTTAATGGCAAACGTAGTCATCTGGTTCTCCTAGTTCATTCGGGGCGGCGAGAAGTTGTCGGTGGCCGGGGAGCCATCCTTCAGTTCTTGTCCGCCCTGCGAGGGTCCACCCGGTGCGCCGAGCGCCTGCTGGGCCAGCATCATCTGGCGCAGCCGCAACTTCTCGGGCGACGGCACGATGCGATCCGGGTTCGGCATGTCGAGCGTCTTGGCCGTTTCGCGCAGCACTTCGGCGCGGCCTTCCATGCCGACGATCTGCATGTCGAACGGGTTGGCCGTAGCCACCAGCCACTCGTTGCGGCGAACCTGCGCGGACTCTTTCGCCACGATGGACATGGCGCCACGCGCGACGATGTTCACATCGCCCTTGAGTTCCGGGTCGGGGTTGTACTTCATGTTCCAGAAGTACAGCCGTTCGATCAGCGGCGTGATCACATTCACGTCGATCAGGCCCACCACCTGCTTGATGGTCTTGCTCGCGTTGCTCTGCAGCATCGACATGCCCGAGGCCGTGCGGCCAGCGCCTTGCGCGGGCGCGTCCCCCGTCATGTAGCGCGGGATGCCCGTGTGCTCGTCGGCCATGACGCTGAACTTCTCGTACACGGCCATCAATTGCTGCACGTTCGATTCCGGCTGGAAGAAGATGACGGGGTCCTTGGTGTTGGCCCCCGAGATGTCGTCCGTGAACTGCCAGATTTTCCACGGGTACATCTGGGTCAGGTCTTCGCCGGGCGGGAGGCGGTCGACGTTGACACCGACTTGCGGGCCGGAAGCGATGCCCATGTTGTTGCTGATCGCGCGGGCTGCCGCGTTGCACATGCTCTGCGTGTCACGTGCGAGGTCGCATACCGAGTTGCCCCAGAACGAGCCGGGGATTTCTTCGTAGCTCGACTTGAAGTACGGCTTCAATCCGGCCGGGTGGTAGTTGATGTCGGCCTTGATCACGTACTGGCCGATCAACCACACCTCGCAGTTGTATTCCTTGAGCGGTTCGGTGGCGCCTTCCACCCCCCACTCCTGCAACAGCTTGCCCTGTACCTGACCCCAATACTGCAGGGCTTCGATCATGCCTTCGGGGTTGGACATGACTGCCGACGTGTCCTTGCCTTCGGCAAGTGCCCGCTGGCTGTCATTGGCGGTCCAGTTCTGCAACCCCCCTTTGCCATACTCGTCGAGCACGAGGTCGATGGAAGCGTCGTCGTAGCCTTCCACACCCTTGAGAGCTTCAAGGTCCGCTCGACGCAGCTTGTGGCGCTCGATCAGGAAGCCGTCGTTGACGCCAGCGGCGTCGGGCGAAGGGTAGATGTCGAACGGGCTGATGCGCTCCCACTCAAGGACGATGTCCTCCTTGTAGTCGAGCGTGAAGCCCCCGGCGCCCGCGATCCACTGCATCTTCGGCTTGCGCCGAACGATGGGGCCTTTCATGACGGCCGACGGGAACGTGGTCAGGTCGTCGATGAACTGCGACATGGCGTAGAGGAACGACCCCTCGACAAGCTGGTCCTCCATCTTCATTTCCATGCGCTCGACGCGCTTGGTCGCTTCCTCCTGCTGCTTGACCATGAACTCGTCGCGCATCTCCTCCAGCAGCGAGCGAATCTGGGTCGGCGGCGGCATCATGCCGGTCTGCATGAACAGCGAGGCCAACTGGCTGATCGCCGCCTCGCGCAACTCGGCTACCTTGTCGGGCGACAGGGTAGGCACGGGAGTCGGGCGCAGCGTCCACGCCTTCTCGTTGCGTTGCCCCAGCAGCGTGTCCCGCAGCCATGCACCGGCCGCGCGGCACTTCACCGCCGTGAGCATCATGTAAATCTCGGACCCCTGCGTGGCCCTGATCTTGACCAGTATCTCGGGGTCGTACTCACCGCGCCGCTGCCGCAGCGACTGGTGCATGCGGGTTTCGACTTCCTGTTCCTTGGCCCGCTTGGCGATGCTCCAGCAGTTCCTGACGTGGGCCGCAAGTTCCCCGATGGGCTGCTGATTCTGGGTCTGCTGCGCGAGCGCCCGCGTCTCGTTGCGAATCTGCTCGGCGATCTGGGTGGCCAGCGGGACGATGGGCAGGACCCCACCGAGGGACATGACCGGCGGAGCGGCCGGTGCGGGGGAGAAGCCGGTGTTCGGCGGTTGGATGCCAAGCATTACCGGGCCGCCAGTTCAGCTTGGCCTGTGCGGGGCATCATGCCGCCGACGTTGGCCGTGTTCGGGCTGGTGACCATGTTGACCCTGTTGCCGATGCCAAGCGCAGTGGCGAACGCCTGATAGTGCGATGCCGCACGGCCCGCGTTGCCCGCGTACTCGGCGTCCTTGCTGAAGGCCCGGTAGCACAGGTAGTCGACGATGGCTCCGGTGTAGATGTCCTCGTTGGTCAGTTCGGTGTTGACGTCCGTGATTTCGGTCGGGGTCACCGAGTAGACGATGTCGAGCTTGTGGCCGGAGACGGCCGGGGGGTAGACGTAGAACACGCGCGGGTTGCGCTCGTCGAACATGAAGTGCTTGAGCGCGGACGTCGGGGTTTCGGTGTGCCAGTCCGGCCGCTGCGCGTCGAGCACCTCGCGCTCCACGATGCGAACCGCGCCTTCGGGGTCGTTGGTCACCGCGTCGACGTTACGTACCGCGTCGAGGAACCGGGTCCCGGCGGCCGGGAGCGTCTGCTTGGTCCCCGTCACCAGCGTGACCGTCTGGGTGGTGGCGTACAGGTCCGGCCGGACGATGGCGATGTCGCGGCGGCAGTCGTTGAGCCAACGCAGCAGTTCGGCCTGTGGCCAGCGAACGTTGGTCGTGTCCTGAATTACGTCCTGCGCACGCGTCAGGACATTCGATACCGTCAGGGCCATGCGCAACCCCCCGTTGAGTTAGCGGCTTGTATCACGGGGGGTCCCCCCCGTCAACTTAGTAGGCGAACGCGGGGGCGACGACGACCTTGCGGGCCACCCCTTTCTGGGCTTGGCCGAACGAGCGCCCGGCGTCGGCGTGCAGGCACAGGTACTGGAACGAGTCGGCGATGTCGGACCACGGGTGGTTCTTTTCCGGCTTGTCGTCGTACTCCTCCTCCTGCTTGTTGGCCTTGAGCCGGTAGCGGTACTTCCCGGCCAGCGCCTTGATGAGGGCGTCGTTGGTCGGGCAGATGAGCAGGCCGGGGTCGCCGTCGGTCAGCCGGGTGAGGAAGGCGTCGACCGCGTTGATGCGGGCGGTGACGTCGTTGGTCCGTGCGGGCTTGGCCACGAACCCTTCGGCCTTGAGGATGTGGAACACCGTCTTCTCGTCGGTCTGCGCCGGGGTGACCCCGGCCGGGTCGCCGATGACGATGGGGCGTGCCCCGGCGAACTCCGAGTTGAGGATGGGCTTTAACTTCTCGCGGCTGAACCGCAGGATGCCCATGCCTTCGGAGGTGATGGTCTTGAACACCTGCAGGCGGCCCCGGTGGTCGATCTGGCCGATGGTTGCCGTAGGCGTGAGGCCGAAGTCCAGTCCGATGAGCAACGGGCTGGACGCCATCCGGTTGTAGCGCAGCGGCGCCTTGGCCACGTGCAGTTCGCGGTTGAACGCGCGGAACACGGGCTGGCCCGCCAGCGACTTGCCGAACTTGGCGTGGATGTACACGTCGAACCAGTCGTCGTTCTTGCCCTGCGCGATGTCGTCGTAGTAGCTCGCGGGCAGGAACTCCAGCCAGTCAGCCTCGGCGCTGAACGCGGAGGGCTGGATGAACACCTTGGTGTTGGGCGGCGGGTTGGTCAGCAGTTCTTCCCAGAACGTGTCCAGATCGGGCGGGTTGCTCGCGCCCCACACGTGCTTGTTGGGCTTGCCGTCGTCGGTCACGCAGCCGCCGATGGGATGCCCCTTGTCGTCGACCCCCCATTCCGGCCGGGGCGGCACCATCATCTTGTCGGGGTAGCGCCCGGTTCGCCCTTGGGCCTGTTCGAAAATCTGCTGGTTGATTTCGCGGAACTCGTCGAACACGATGAACGAGGCTTGGACGGACAGGAGCCGTCGCACGTCGTCGGTGTCGTCCAGTCCCCGGAACAGCACCTCGCACTCCACGTCGCCGAACTTCAGCACGAAGCGCATCTCGGTCTTGTGGTACAGCCCGGCCATGCCGTTCGGGTACCACTTGAGGAAGTCGGGGATGGACGTGTCGCGCAGTTGTTCCCTTGTATTTCTCACCCAGATGCAGCGGCTCCTGCGCACGCCGTCGATGCACGGTGCCATGCGGGCGGCGTGGTAGGCGATCTTCATGATCGCCCCGGTGGTCTTGGTACTGCCGATGGGACCGCAGATCAGGCTGATGAAGTGGTCATCGAGCAGGAAGCCTTCGACGGACTTCGGCGGCGAGTAGGTGACGATCACTTCTTCTTCGCCTTGACCTTGTCGGGCAGTTTCTTGATGTCAGGCGTTTCCTTCGCCCACTTCTTGCAATCCCACTTGGGGTCCTTGGCGGCGAAGCACGCCTTAACCTGCGACTTGCTCTTGAAAGGCATAAGGGTCCCCAAGGTCGTCGTTCACTGCGATGTCGGCCCGGTCGAGAAACGCAGGCGGGTTCAGGATGGTGAGGGCCTCGAAGTCGGGCGGGCTGTAGGTCGCCGGGACGTGGTCGACAACGGTGGTGCCCTTGGTCAGGTTCGATCCGTTGACCACGATGTTGATCTGGAACGCACCGTTGCCGTTGGCCCCGAGCAGGGCTTCCTTCGGTTCCAGTTCGCCGTACTTCGACATGGTGCGGTAGATGTCGAGCAACGTCGACACCCCGATGTCCTTGTCGCGGGCCTTGAGGTACAGCACCTGAATCAGGTCCTCGGCAAGGAGCGCATTTTTTCTCCTGAAGGTGAAGCCGCTGTCGCGCATCTCGGCGCCCAGCCGGGCAATCTCCCCACGGTACGCACCCCGCGCCCATGCCAGATCAGGCTCGGTCAGGCCGTGGCGCTCCGCGATCACGGGGTCCGATTCAAGCCCGAGAGCCATCTCAAGGAGGGCGGCCTTCGGAAACAGGGCGGTCTTGGCGAGTGTCATAAGGCGGTGAGTACCATGAGACGGGCCGGGAGGTCAAGTAAAAGGTTTAACTCGTCGAAAATAGGGGGCGCGATGAAAGGTGGGGTTAACGCCCCCCCTCCCCCCTGCCGGTCGTTTGGCCCACCCCCCTCCTCCACTTGTTAACAAGTTAACTTCACTGTTGACGGTTCGCCCCTTGCGGGCGGATAATAGTGATGCCGGGGGCACGTTGCCCGGTGCGCTCTTTTACAACCTGCTGGCGGACATTGCACGCGCGTCGCGCGTCGCGGGTGTTCGCCGATTTGTTAACTTGTTAACTTTCGAGGGCATTATGGAACTTGCACAACTCAAGAAGTCAGCAACAGCCGTTCGCGCCGCGTTCGAGTCGTCCGCCAAATTGCAGCGCGACGGGGCGGAAAAAACCCGTACCGCGCTCGCGGCCGTGTTCCCGGATCAAGCCACGCTCAAGGCCGCCGGGCATGACGCATACACGCTGATCCGTGACGCGGCAGAGGAAGGGTGGACGAAGGGCGGCGGCACGGAAGGCAGCTTCCGCGTTACGTGGACGCGGGCGCTCAAGGCGTGCAGCCTGCAAGCCATCGGCAAGGATGGCAACCCGACCGCGAAGGGCAAGGGCGGCGGCGCGAAAAAAGCGGATACGTCCGCCCCGTCCGTCGGCGCGAAGTCCAAGATCAGCGACGAGGAAGCGTGCCAGCACTTTTTCGGGCACGCCGACAAGGAACTGATTAACTGCCTGCTGGTGGCGTCAAAGCACGAGGTTAGCTTTATCGCGTGGGTGAAGTCGCTGGTGGTCGCGCCGAAGGAAGGCGAACTGAAGGCGGCATGATCGAAACCCCGGTGGAAACACCGGGGTTTTTTTTCGCCCGCGATTTTCGCGCGGCGGGCACGCGCACGCCCTCTAGGTCGGCCTCTCGCCAAAAAGCACCCCGCAGGGGGCGAGACAGACGCAAGACAGCCTGTTAAATCACTTGAGACAGCCCTTTGTCTTAACTGGTCAAACGCAAGTCCTTGACAAGAAAGCACATCTCTACCTCTATATATCATATACATATTTAGATCAACTACAGTCAACCGTCAGTTTGGGCTTACGCTCGTTCGATCCAAACCCCAATCCAAGACGCCTCCAAACCACTAGAAAAAAAATTGAATTCGATCTAATTGCGTCTTTTC